GAACTTCGGCCCAACGTAGACGCCGGCCGAGTACCCCTCGTAGTCCCAGCCGGCGGCGCGGTCGGCGGCAACCCGCGGCTGCTGGTCGTTGCTGTCTCCCATCAGGGCGCAGCTGCCGGCGAATACGTGGTCTTTGTGCTTCGGCATGTTGGTCGGGGTGTAGTGCTTGCACTTGTCGCAAGTCTTGAGCGAAGCCATGCTGTTCTCCAGTTGCGTGTTGCGATGGCTGAACTTTAGCACCTGCTGAACGCGCGCAACTCCGGGGAAACCCTAATCCAGCAGTGCCTTGGCGCGTTCCATCCTGCTGAGCAACCTCTCGTTCTCAGCTTCCAAGTCGGCGTTCTTCTCCTCCAGCACGTCGACCTTCTCCAGTGCGTGCTCGGCGTCGTCTGCGCGCGCGAGCATCGCGGCGAGGTCGGTCTTGCCTTCGATGTAGGCGCGGCGCTCCTGTTCTTCCAGCGTGAGCGCCATCTCAGTGCACCTCCGGCTGTTGCTCCGCCGCCTGCTTCAGCGCGGCCAGCATCTGGCTCAGGCCGATGAGCGCCTCGGCGGCGAAGTGCCACGCCGGGCGCGTGTGCGGCAGCTGCAGGCCCAGCGAGTGGGGCGAGGGCACGCCCTGGTCGGGGTCTTGCCCTTGCATGTCGCAGAGGATGCGGGCGGCGGGCTCGTAGGGGGTCAGTTCGTTCACGGTCATTGCTTCTCGTAGCGGTAGGCTTCAAACCCCGCAGCGGCCAGCGGCAAGCCGGCGGCCCACTCGGGTACGGTCGACATCAGCGCGGCCAGGTCGCCGCTGCTGTAGGCGTCGGTGTCAGGCGTCTCGGTCAGCAGTTCGTCGTGAATGCTCACGAGGATCTCGTAGCCGGCCGCCTCGATGCGGGGCATGTTGGCGAACAGCACGTCGCGCGCCACAGCCTGGGTGACGTTCTCAACCAGCTTGCCGCCGTGCGTCTTGATGCGGGCCCACTGGCGGGTGTACTGGTTGATGCCCATGTAGGAGCACTGGCCGCTGTCGTCGACCTCGGGCTGCAGGTAGCAGAGGTAGCGCCCAGACGGCAGGCGGATGCGAAGCCAGGCGCCGTCGCGGCGCACCTTGAGCCAGCGGCCAGCGCTGAAGGTCTCGCCGGGGTGCGCCACCGCGCAGGCGTAGGCGTCCTTCAGGCCGTGCCAAAGTTCCTTGGTCTTGGCGTGGGCCTCGCGCCAGCTGTCGACCAGCACGCGGCAGGCGGTCCAGTGCTCGATGGGCAGGCCGTAGGTGAGACCCTTCTTCCTGAACCAGTCGAACGAGTCCAGGGCCTTGGCCCAGACCGCTGCCGGCGTGGCGTTCTTGACGACGTCGACGATGTTGGCGATGTCGAAGTTGTAGGTTGCGCCCATCGTGAGGTACGCGCCGACACCACCCTCGTACCCGCAGTTATGGACGAGCAGCGGACCCATCGAAGTCATCACCGTGAACCGATGACGGGGGCCCGCGTTCAGCAAGTCGTAGACGGGCTTCAAGGCCTGCGATGCGACGCTGCAGTTCGAGGACTGACCGCTGGTTAGCGCGGTTCTCCTGCTTGGTGATGAACCGCAGGTTGCCGGGCTCGTAGCCTCGGTTGACGTCCCGCCGATCCATCTCCAGAAGCGGGTCATCCCACCCCGGCAGGCTGACCAAGTACGCGAGAAACTGCTTCCGGTCTTCGCGCCAAGGGGCGTGGACCTGGATGCCGCGCTCCCCGTAGTTCGGGTAGCCGGTGTCGTTCGGGTTGTGGCAGCGGTTGATGGCTGCGCTGATGCGGCCGAGAAGGCGAACGCGGTGCCGCTCGTCAGGAACGATGTCAGCGTAGCCGTGGTACTTCTTCCGCCGGAAGCCTGCAGCCTTGCGAGCGCACACACCGCACCGCGTAGAAGCGCCTTTGCGGAGGTTGTAGTCGAAGACCAAGTGCGGCGGAGCGCCGCAAGAGCACTGAACGCGAACCAGGTCGATGTCGCAGGCGCCTCGACGATGCCGCTCAACACCCACGACGGTAAGTTCGCCGAAGCGGTCTCCACTGCTTGGCGCAGGGTACTTTCGCTTGAAGCGAGTGTCTGCGCCGGCGTCCAAGAACGCCCGACTAACACTAGATGGTCCGGTGTCACGCTGACGGTGCCGCCCACAAGTACAACCGATCGGACACCCCGTTCGACCAAGCCTTGGTGCTTCACCCACTCGACGCCGTCCCATACTTCGTCCACCTTCGTAACTGAATCGAGCCGGATTATGCCTCGCTTGGTTACGACGGGTGTGTCACCTGCGAGACACGCGAGCTCCTGCACCTTGCCGATCTGGCGCTGCTGCTTGTCGACCTTGTCGGGGCTGGTGCCGAACGACTTGGCGTAGGCCAGCTTGTAGATGTCGGCGCCCTCGCCGCGGTCGAACGCGCGGAAGGCGTCGAGCTTCCACTCCTCGCTGGCCAGCCACGCCAGCGCGCGGCCCTCGATGTTCGCCAGATCGGCGACCACCAGCTTGCGCCCGGGCGGCGCGATGATGGTGCCGCGGATGCAGTCGCTGGTCAGGCGCATCACGTTGTCGTAGACCAGGTCGGCGGCGCCGGCCTTCAGGCTCTCGATGGCGGCCTCCTGCGCCTCGCCGTCGAACCCGGGCGAAGGGCGGGGCATGTTGCCCGGCTGGAACAGCCGGTGCGCCACGCGCCCGGTGCGCTGGGCACCGCAGAACTGCATGGTGTTGCGCAGGCGGCCGTCGGCCGACACGGCGTTGACGAGGGCCTTGTACTTGGCGGTGCTGGTCTTGGTGGCCTCGAGCCGGATCTCCAGCAGCCGGCGCACGGCCTCGGGCAGTTCGGGATCCTTGGCCCGGCGCTCCAGCGTGTCGGCGCGCATATCGGGCAGGCTGACGCCGTGCTCGAGCAGGATGAAGGACAGGAGCTCGTCGCGCTGGCTGGCGTTGGTCACCGCGCCGTCGGTGGCGTCGGTGACCTCAGACTTCAGGCGAGCCTGCTCGGCGGCAACCGCGTCGATTGCAGCGCGTGCCAACTCGGTGTCCACCGCAAACCCACGGTCATTGACTCGTTGATCCAGATGCCACAGGGCGAGTTCAGGGTGGCCGGGCGCGTAGTTCCATCGGGGCAGGCGACGGTGTATCGCACGCATGGCCACGATGTCCTGTCGGCTGTACTCCAGGAACTCGGCCCACTCGGTGGGGTGTGTGTCACGGGTGGCTCTCCGCAGCTTGTGGCCCTTGGGCCGGGGTTTGCAGAACAGATGGATCAACTCGCGGCCGCGCTTGTCCTTGGCCTCGTCGGCTTCCAGCCCGAGGATGCCGCCCAGCTTGTCGAGCGAGCCGGGCAGGCCGTGCGCCATCGCCTGCACCATCGTGTCCAGCCAGCGCTCGACGGGCACGTCAATGCCCCAGACGTGGCGCAGCAGGGTGCGGTCGAACGCGCTGTTGTGGGCGACGACGGTGACGGTGGGGTCTTGCAGCAGGTCGAACAGTGGGCGCATCGGGTTGCTGCGGTAGAACCCGTCGAGGGCAGTGATGTCGAGCACCTCGGGCTCGCCGTCGCCGATCGCCCACTGCGCCACCGTGATCTCGGTGCTGGGGTGCTCGGCGTAGGCGTGCGTGCCGACCTTCTTGAGGTCGGCCTCGCTGTAGGTCTCGCAGTCGAACCAGAGGATGGTCATGGTGGTGTTCGTTGTTGGCCCGTGTCCACTGCATCGGCCCGAGTTATGCCTTGCCGCCTGGCTCTCGGGGATAGTCGGCGCCGGCCGGGGAGAAGGTTGCGGGCCCAGCGGTTGGCGCGTATGCAGCGGCGTCGTGGCGGGTGGGCCAGTCCTACCTGGGAGTGCCAGGCCCCGCTTGAGGGGGTGGGGGCGGCCCGGTACTGCCCCGGGCCTAGGCGATTGCTCGCCCCACTGACCTTGTCGTGCTCCGCCCCCGAAACTCGTCAGGCGAAGTCCGAGGCCTCGGCGCCCTCGACCACGTCGAACTCGTCGGCGTCGGCCGGGCGGCCGGCGCTGAACGCGTCGCCGTCGCGCACGAACTGGATGCCGCGCAGGGTGCAGTTCACGCGCTTGCCCCACTGGTTGTCCTGCGCCCAGAACTCGAGGCTGGCGTTGACGTAGCAGCCCGCGTAGGGTTTGCCGGCCTTGGCCGACAGCGGCGCGCGGTTGGCGTCCACCACGGTGGGCGGCGCGTTCTCCTGGCTGGCGGCGCTGACGAACCAGTTGCCGGCGAAGCCGTCGTACTGGGTCTTGGTGTCGCCGTCGTGCAGCGCGACCTTGTCGGTCTTGCGCAGGCCGGTCAGCACCGCGGTGGCCTTGTCCTTCCACTTGTCCTTGGCCACCGCCTCGATCTTGGCGTTGATCTCGGCCAGCTGGGGGTGGTCCTGCGGCAGCAGCAGCGCGGCGCTGAAGCGGGGCTTGCCCTCGCCGGCCACGGTGGTGGGCTCGAACAGGGCGGGGAAGGCCAGGCGCGCGTCGCGCAGCATGACGCGGCCGAGGGGTTGGGTGTTGCTCATGGTCGTGGTTCCTTGGTGGTGAGTGAATCAGGCGAGGTCAGTGAGGTCGGAGAACTCCTCGGCGACCGGCTTGACCTCGATGGCCGGGCGGGGATCAGATGCGGGCGCGACGTGCGGCTTGCCGTCGGCCTGGGTGATGAGGCCGTTGGCCTTGGGCCACTGGCGCGGGCCGATCTTGCCGGCCTTGAACAGGCGCTCGGCGTCGGTGGGGCTGATGAGCTTGAGGTTGTAGGCCTCCTCGATCGGCAGGCGGAAGGTCTTGCGCAGCAGTTCCTCGGCCGCCTGGGCGTCGGTCCAGGCCCGGTTGCCCTTCTTGCCCTGCACCAGCTTGTAGCCGGGCACCGGCTCGCCAGCCAGCAGGCGGCGCTCGGCCTCGGCGCGCACGGCCTTGCACCAGTCCTCGATCAGATCGACCTTGGAGAGGCAGGCGGCGAGCCAGGCGGCGGCATCGATTGCCGCGGGCGCTTCGACAGTGAGGTCGGCGAACTCGTCGGGCGTTGCCGCCTGCTTGTCGCCGTGGTGCCCGCCGATGATGGTGCTGGCCACCTCATCCCGCAGCGCCGGGCAGGTCGCCTTGGCCGGGCAGAAGCGGCACTGCTTCTCGCCGGGGGAGAGGAAGCCCGAGTGGCCTGGCTCTGCGGTCATTGCGACCCGCACGCGCTGCACCGCCTCGGCACCCACGGTGCGCGCCCACTCGTACAGGTCCGCCTTGCTGACCACCCACTCCTTCACGCCACCGGCGCGGGGCTGGACGATCACGCAGCGCACGGTGTCGAAGTCGCCGGCCACGCCATCGAGCAACTCCAGCGCGCCGAGGGCGTAGAGCATCAGCTGCGGGTTGTCCTCGGCGCTGACGTCGACACCGCGGCCGCACTTGAGGTCGACCACGATGAGCTCGCTGCCCTTGGCCACGATCGCGTCGGCAGTGCCGAACCCGTCGTCGGCGTCGGGCGGGATGCCCAGCGGCGCGGCGAAGCTGACGCGCTGCTCAACCCAGAGGCTGTCGCCGTTCAGGCCGAGGACGTAGTCGACGTAGGCCTGGCCGCAGTCCTGCATGTCTTCGGTCCACGCGATGGCGTGGCCGTCGACCTCGAACTCGGTGCCGAAGGCGGGCCACCGGCCGCCGTTGAGCACGCCGGCGCTGACCTCGTGGATGCAGGTGCCCTCGGCCGCGTAGGCCGAGGACGTGCGCGGCGCGTTCGCGGTCAGCACTGCGCTGCCGGGGCAGAGCATCAGCTGTTCAAACTTGGACGCGCTGAATGTGTGGGCGTGTTCAGCCACGGCTCACCCCAGCGCGACGACGTCGTCGTAGGCGGCCTGCCAGGTGCTGGCGGCCAGGTCCTTGAACGTGGCGCCGCCGTGCTTCTTGGCGATGGCCAGCAGCGCGTCCTTGCCGTGCTTGGGCACCGCGGCGTTGACGGCCTTCTGCAGGGTGGCGTACTCGAACGCGGGGGCGTCACCGGCAGCGGGCGCACTGGCAGTCGGGGCGGTGGGCGACGCCGGCTCGGACTTCGCGGTCGATGCAGCGGCCGTTGTTGCAGTAGACGGGGTTGCGGCAGGCTTGTCCGCAGACTTTCCCGGCGCCTCACGCGACTCGGCGACGGCGGGGGGCGTGCCGCGGGCCGCCGTGGGGTCGACGGTGTCGGCCAGCGCCGTCTCGTTGGCCTGCAGCACGGCGGCCTTCTCGTTGGCGGTGACGCCGGCGCTCGGCGTCGGGGCGGGGGTGGCGAACGCCAACACCTGGCGCAGCTGCTCCGGGGTGTTGATCGTGAAGGTGAGGGTGACGGGGAACAAGGCAGGGCTCCTTGGGTTTAGCGGTTGCGAGAGCCCCGACTGTAGCACCTGCTGAAACGCGCACGCAAGAAAAAGGGCACTAGGGAAAACCCTAAGCGCCCTTCCCTCGTATCAGGCCAGCAGGTCAGCCAGCGCGAGCACCAAGGCCACCACCCCCAGGCCCACCGCCCACCGCACGTTGCGCCTGATGTCGGCCAGGGGGTCGTCCCAGACACCGCCGTGCTCCATCAGGTACTTGATCCTCTGCTGCAGTTGTTCGTCCTTCACTTCAGCAACCTCACGACTCGTTGGATGAACGCCTCGTCCAGCCTGCCCGTCAGCTTCCGGTGCTCGTAGACCAGCTGGACAACGTCAGCAAAAGTAGACGGTTGCGGGCGCTTCTTCAAGTCGTCCAGGGCCGCGGCCACGGCGCGGACGCAGGCGGCCAGCGCCTCGTCGTCGATCTGGGGTAGCCCCGATTGCTCTTGGTCGAGCCATCCTGTAGGGAGCGTGAGCTTGGCCTCGATCTCACGGGCCACTTTCTCGCTGACCTCCCGGCTCGGGTTGGGCCCGACCAGCTGCGCGAGGTAGCTGCCGTTGGAGTGGCCCAGCTTCTTGGCCAGGCTCGTCGGCCCGCCCCACTCCCCGACCAAGCGCCGCAGGTTGTCCCGGCGTGTGCGGTATACGTCCATCGGGCCAGCCTGACACATGATCAGCGGGTGCTGCAAGTTCTTTACGCCGTGCTAAAGTCGGCGGCATGGACCGAATCGAAATAGGCGACTGCCGGGAGGCCATGCAGCGGTGGCCTGAAGGTGTGGCAGACGCGTGTATCACCGACCCGCCTTACGGCGACACCTCGCTGGACTGGGATCGCCAGGTTGCAGGCTGGCTTCCGTTGGTCGCTCGCGCGCTGAAGCCGGCGGCGTCGATATGGGTCTTTGGGAGCATGAGGTTCCTGGCCCCGCTGTTCCAGCAGCTGCAGGATCTTGGGTTCAAGTACAGCCAGGACGTGGTGTGGGAGAAACAGAACGGCACCGGCTTCCACGCGGATCGGTTCCGTCGCGTGCACGAGCACGCGGTCCTGTTCTACCGCGGAAACTGGGCGTCGGTTTATCACGCCACGCAGTACACGAACGACGCGACAAAGAAAACTGTAAGGCGGAAGACGCGGCCGGCCCATACCGGCCACACCGACGCGGGTCACTACGTCAGCGAAGACGGCGGGCCGCGCCTTATGCGGTCGGTTCTACGAGTACGCAACGAACACGGGCGCGCGGTCCACCCGACGCAGAAGCCGATCGCCGTTGTCGAGCCCTTGCTTCTTTACAGCGTCCCGCCGGGCGGCCTCGTGCTGGACCCTTTTATGGGGTCGGGCACAACCGCCGCGGCGGCGGTGACGCACGGCCGCCACTACTTGGGGTGTGAACTGAACCCCGCTTACGCATCGCTGCAGCAACAGCGCATCGCAGCAGCTTGCGCTGCTGTCCTTGACGAGATCGCCTAACCACAACCTCCACCGACACGATGACCACCTTCACCGTCCTCAAGACCTGGCTGCGCCAAGCCACCCGCGCCGAGCAGGAGACCCTCGCCGAGCGCGCGGGCACCAGCGTCCAGTACCTCGGGCACGTCGCCGCGGGCGACGACAAGAACTACAAGCGCGAGCCCAAGCCCGCTCTGGCCGCCGCGATCGAGCGCGAGACCAAGGCGATGGCCCGGGCCAGCAAGGGCCGCCTGCCGGTCGTCTACCGCACCGACCTGAACTCGACCTGCAGGGGGTGCGAGTTCGCGCGCCGGGCGTTGGGTGATGAAGTTGTCGTCCGCTCGGAGTTCCCTGTCGTCGTCTACACCCCAGAGGATCGTGGTTAAGCCGGCCAAGGTCACCGTCGAGGTGCGCGAGAAGGCGTGCAGCGCCTGCTCGGCGGTGAAACCGCGAGAAGCGTTCTTCAAAGACGTGCGCCTTCGCAGCGGCTTGTCGTCGAAGCGCAAGGACTGCGCCTACGCTCAGTCCAAAGCGTGGCGGGCCAACAACCCCGACGCCTACCGTGAGTCCTACACCCGCTGGCGCCAAGAGAACTCCGAGCGGGCGAAAGAGGCTGCGAAGGCTTGGTACGCCAGGATCGACTGTGCAGCGCGCGGGCGTGAGCGCTACCGGGCCAACCGTGAAACAGAGCGAGCCCGATATCGTGCTTGGGCAAAGAAGAACCGGGCGCTGCTGTCGGCGCTCAACGCCGCGTACTTCGCAGCGCGCGACAAGCGCACGCCAGCGTGGGCAGACATGGCCGCTATCGCCGAGGTCTACCGGCACGCCGCGGCGATGCGCGAGTTGGGCTTCGACGTTCACGTCGACCACATCGTGCCGCTACGAGGCAAGAACGTGTGCGGCCTTCACGTCCACTGGAACCTTCGCGTCGTCGATGCTCGAGAGAACGTCGCCAAGGGAAACCGACTTCAAGAGGAGCTTCTGTGCGAGTTGACCAACAATCCCGCGGCAAGTGAGCCATGAACGCCGTGACCAAACTCTCAGCCCACCTCTCGGGCCTGACCGTCCCCGATGAGATCCGAACGGTCAAGGGCTGGCTCATGTGGCGGCTCGAGCACCGCGAGGGCGAGGAGCGCCCGCGCAAGGTGCCGTACTACGTCAACGGCCAGCGCAGGCACGGCCGCCAGGGCGACCCTGCTGACCGCGAGGCGCTGACCACGTTCGACGCTGCGCGCGCCGCCGCGGCACGCAAGGGCATGGACGGGGTCGGGCTGGCGCTGCTGCCCGAGTGGGGGCTCTGCGCCCTCGACTTCGACAAGTGCATCGCCAACGGCGAGCTCCACCCCGAGGTGGCTGAGATTGCCGCCCAGTCCTATGCCGAGTACAGCCCCAGCGGCACCGGCGTGCGCGTGCTGTTCAAGGGCAACCTGCTCAACCGCAAGTCCTTCGAAGGCGGCTACGGCTTCGAGACCTTCAGCACCCGGGGCTTCGTCACCGTCACCGGCAACGTGCTGGAGATAACCGAGCTCCTCGGCAACGAGAACACCATCGCCGAGGTGACGCCCGAGGCCACGGCTCTGTTCCGCAAGCGCTTTGGCCAGCGCGAGGAGCGTGGCGCTGTCGGCCACACCGGCGAGGTGCTCGGGCTCACGCCCGAGGAGATCGACCGCTGCCTCGAGCACCTTGACCCCAGCATGGGTCACGACCAGTGGCTGGCGGTGGGCATGGGCCTGCACCACGAGACGCGCGGTGAGGGCTTCGAGACGTGGAACGCCTGGAGCGAGGGCAGCGACAAGTACCCGGGCCGCGACGTGCTGCGCCACCGCTGGGACAGCTTCGGTCGCAACGACGGGCCCACCGTGACCGCCAAGAGCCTCGTGCACATGGCGAACAAGGCCGGCGCCAACGTCGGGCGCAGCGGCCCGGCCAGTGCTGATGAGTTCGACGCGCTGGTCGAGGCTCAGGTGCCCACGCCGGCCAAGGCCGCGCGCTTCGTCTTCGAGCCGGTGGCCACCTTCGCGGGCGTCCAGTCCTCGGCGTGGTGGGTGAAGCAGGTGCTCCCGCAGGCGGGCCTGGCCGTGGTCTACGGCGCCAGCGGGTCGGGCAAGTCGTTCGTGATGCTCGACATCGGCATGGCCATCGCCCGGGGCCTGCCGTGGCGCGGGCACAAGGTCAAGCAGGGCAGGGTGGCGTACATCGCCGCCGAGGGCTCTGGCGGCTTCAGGAAGCGCATCACAGCCTACGCCCAGACCAACGACCTCGACCTGGCCGCGGTGCCGATGACGGTGCTCAACGCGGCGCCCAACCTGATGGAGGCCAAGGACAGCGCGGCGGTGGCCGCAGCCATCCAGGCGGCCGGCGGTGCCGACATCGTGGTGGTGGACACCTTCGCCCAGGTCATGCCGGGCGCCAACGAGAACGCGGGCGAGGACGTGGGCAAGGCGCTGGGGCACTGCAAGCGGATCCACGAGGCCACGGGCGCGCTGGTGGTGCTGGTGCACCACTCGGGCAAGGACCAGGGGCGTGGCGCCCGTGGCTGGTCGGGCCTGCGCGCCGCGTGCGACGCCGAGCTCGAGGTGGTCAAGACCGAGGCTGGGGCCCGCTACCTGCGCCTGTCCAAGAGCAAGGACGGCGAGGACGGGCTGGAGTGGGGCTTTGAGCTCCAGCAGGTGCAGCTGGGCGTTGACGAGGATCTGGACCCCATCACCAGCTGCGTGGTGCGCGAGGCCGAGGTCAACAAGGCTCGGGTCATCGGCCGGAAGCTGGGCGCGAACGAGGTGGTCGTCAACCAGGTGCTTCAGGAGTTCGCCAAGGTCCAGCTGGTCGGCATCGAGATCGACGCAGTGCTCGAGGAGGCGCTGCGACTGGCCGATCCCGAGCCGGCGAAGCGCAAGGCGACGCGCACCAACCTCAAGAGGGCACTGCGCAATCTGTGCGAGGACGCGGGGCTTTACGAGTTGGACGCAGAAACCAACACGGTGAGCGTGCTGTGAGCGCGCAAAACTTTGCAGGAAGCAGAGGCATCACGGGCATCACGAGGGCATCACGATGCCTCACGATGCCCCGGCAAAAGGCATCACGGGCATCACCACCCTATAGGGGTGATGCCGTGATGCCCCCCGCGATGCGATTCCAAAGCCTGAATGCGCTGGAAATCACACGAAAGGACAGCCGATGATGAGTGCGCATAAATCTGCAAACAAGCTGCGAGCAGTCAACGAGCGCGGACACGTCATCGGGGAGGATCACCCGCGCGCTGTGCTCACGGACCTGGAGGTGAGCGTGGTGCTGGAACTGCGCGAGGAGGGCTGGTCGTTCGGTCGGCTGGCCAAGCACATGGACGTGAGCAAGTCCTGCATCGCGCGCATCTGCTGGGGCACGCGGCGTGGGCAGTTCCCGGCCGGCTTCAGGCGTGCCCGAGCCCCCGGGTGAATCAGCTAAATTCAGCCGATCCATGGCCTACACCAACTACGACTGGAAACCGGCGTTCCTCGCTGCCCTGCGCGAGGTGCCCGTGCTCCGCCACGGCTGCGACGTGACGGGCGTGCACCGCACCACCGTGCACAAGGCTCGTGAGGCTGACCCCGAGTTCGACAAGGCTGTGGAGCAGGCGCTGGAGGACGGCATCGACCGCGCCGAGCAGGAGGCCTTCCGCCGCGGCGTGCACGGCTTCGAGGAGCCCGTCATCGACCGGGGCCGGCTGGTGTACCAGTACACCCGGCGCGTGGACGAGGACGGCAAGGAGCACTACGAGCCCGTGCTGGACGCCAACGGCCAGCCGGTGCCGCTGACGGTGCGCAAGCACAGTGACACGCTGCTGGCCAAGGTGCTGTCGGCCCGCCGTGCCGCCTACCGCACCGAGCGCACCGAGCTCACGGGCGCCGGCGGCGGCCCGCTGGTCGTGGACAGCACGCAGCGCCAGGCGCGCGTCGCTGCGCTGTTGAGGGCCGCCGCGGCGCGGCGTGACGCCGACGACATCGCGTGAACGCAGCCGAGATCGCCGACCTTGAGCGCTACC